TGTCCCATCCCTGATGCTCACACAGATCCGCAGCACAGAGCCGCTCAGCTGCGTCCAGGGTGTCCACGCCGATCGCACCACAATCCGGATCCGCGACAGCGTCCTCGATCATGTCCAGCAGCTGCCGCCAGTTCTTGGGTACTGGATAACGTGCCACGTCCACGCGACCGCTGCCGTCTTCCGTGTCGATCAGGCGGCCATGCTTGAGCTTGAGCAGCTGAGCTGCGAATGTCGTTTTACCGATCCCTTCCGGACCGTATACCAGCATGCGCACCGGCTTTGAGTGCTGCATGCCTGTCGTGATCTCATATTTACCCATGTGTGTCCTCCTTACTTAATCGAAAACGTGTCATCCTTCACATGTGCCTCGAGCCCGTCAATGATCTCGCCGGTGTCAGTCAGCACCACATGGCCATCCTCGACGACTGTCGTGAGTTTTTTGAGCTCGGCCCAGATTGGGCTCTGCCGGACCTCGGTCTTGATCAGATCCATCATGTCGGCAGACTTGAGCCACTCGACCAGCTTTTTGTCGTCTTTCAAGTATTCCAGGGTGCCGTGCTTGGTCTCCAGGGTGCCGCTCGGGAGGCTGTACTTTTCTGTGGTTTTGGTAATGTGCGCCAGACCTGCAGCCACCTGCGCGGCCAGGTATTTCTGCAGCTGGGCGGTCATGTACGTGATGGTGCTGTTGTTCGTCTCTCGGATTTTGTCGAGCTGGTTTTTATAGTGCAGCTCCCAGCGCCTGGTATCCTCTTCTGCTTCCTTGATCTTGCGGATGCACCACTCGGCTTTCTGGTCCGAGTCGCACACGAATCCTTCATATTCCTGGTTCAGCTGTTCATCCATGTGATTCTTACCTCCATCTTTCTGTTGTCCTTAATCACCGGCTCGGATGCCGGTGCAGAATACTGTTTCGGTATAATCGGCTCGTGGTAGTTGTAGAGCACGCGATTGTCCCAGCCAGGCTGGATCCGGCTCGGCAGCGGACGCATCCAGATGACGCCCTGGAGCACGTCGCGGATGTATTGACGGATGCGATAGATCATGGTTGTGCCTCCTTGAGTCGGTCGAAAATGTCAGATACGTGCATCGGGTGGATCCTCGCGCCGGAGATCTCGAGCCCGGTTTTGTGGGCCCACTCGATTTGATCCATCAACCAGCGCTGAGCTGCTTCTTTCGTGGCCCAGCAGCTGTCAATGTAGCGGCTCCGTCCGACTGTCAGGCTGGCATGGTATTCCGTGTGCATTTTCCTGCGCTCCATTTCCTCCAAGATCTGCCGGCGGTCTTTGGCTATCTGATCCCAATCCGGTGCCGGATATCCGTATTCGAGCGATGCCCAGGTAAAGAGCATCGTGAGCAGGCTCTGCTTGTCGACGTGCTTACCGATGTACATCCTGCCGCCTCCTCACGTACTGGCCATATTGCTCGGCCAGCGTTTTAATCACTGCAGAGCAGTCAATGCTGGGCACCTTTTCCCGGTCCGCAGCACGAACATAAAGCGGCACGGAATCCATCAAGTTGCCGGTCTTGGGATCCCGGAGCGCTGTGCACCCGATCTGGATGTACTCAGCCATGCTGCATCGCCTCCTCAGCCATGCTGAAAGCCTCGTCCAGATCCATGAAAAGCTGCTCAGCGAATGGATCCTCGAAGAAAATTTTGACCGCTGCCATAACGTGCTCCGAATCATAGAACCACTCGAACGGTTTGTCAGAATCCAAGCTCCGATCTGCAGCCAGGACGAGATGTGCAGCCATGGGTGTCAGGTAGTGCTCGAGTACCGAGCGGATGATTTCCTTTGCTATCGCGGTTGTTGTCATTGTGTTGTCCTCCATGAAAAATCAAATGTCTTTGTATCTTTTTAAGATACAACATTCGGAAAAAAAATAGCCCTGGTTTCGCTGTCGGTCAGATGGTAGCGATTGATGATAAAATTGATTTCGGACTGTCTGAAATCAACCTTGCCATTAATGCGGTTAGAAATGGCGGATTGCTCGAGCCCCATGGCGTCCGCCAGTTTCTGCTGCGTATCATTATTGGCTATCATCTTCTGCTTAAACAGGATAGCATCCATTTGCTGGCCTCCTTTTCTATTGTGTTTTGTATCCGGACAAGATACATTATATGCCTTTATTTAATCCTGTCAAGATATTTTTAATCAAATCAAAAGATTTTGTATCTTGCAAGCGCATAATAAATAGGATACAATATCTCATGAGGTGATAAACAATGTCAAAGACGATAGGTGAAAGGATAAAGACAGCACGAGTCAATCGAGACATGACTCAGGAAGAGCTGGGGAAAAAGATCGGCGTGCAGCGTGCAGCCATCAATAAATATGAGACCGGCGTCGTGGTCAATCTGAAGCGCTCCACCATCGAGGCTCTGGCTCAGGCTCTGGATGTGGATCCGATCTGGTTGATGGGCTTAAACGAATCCGGCGATCCGACTCCGTCGAACCTGTTCACACCCACGTTTAAGACTATCCCCATCATCGGCACCATCGCCTGCGGCACTCCGATCCTGGCAGAGGAAAACATCCAGGGCGAGGCCCATGTGAGCCAGCACATCAGCGCAGATTTTGCTCTTTGGTGTAAAGGTGACAGCATGAGCCCGCGCTTCGAGAATGGGGATCTGGTTTTCATCCGGCAGCAGCCGTCAGTCGACAATGGCCAGATCGCCGCTGTGCTGATCGACGACGAAGCCACACTCAAACATGTCTATGTGAGTCGTGGCACCCTGACGCTTGTGGCTGACAATCCAGCCTATGAGCCGCTGGTATATACGGATCCATGCGTGCTGCAGACGATCCGGATCATTGGACTGGTCACCGGCTACCAAAGAGCCGTCAACCAATAAAAAGGGAGGGTATCATATGAAAAGGCTTGTATCACTGTTTACTGTCCTGCTGCTGGTCTTCACGGCCACAGCAGGGCTTGCTGAAGAACAAAACATTACACTTGGCGATTTTATTGTACGCTACAACGAGCTTTGTGTTAACGACGATCAAGACATCGTGGTTACCATGGACTGGATTTATGATGATGGCATGCTAGTTGAGTATGATGATAAAACCGGTTTTACATGGTCGTTACACTGGAAAGCCCCGTTCAAGGATGTTGATACAGTAATTGATAGTATTTTAATAAAACAAGGCTCCGCATCTGTGTCTGTTTTCTTGTCTCGATGCGATCGAGTCATGCAGACAGTTTACAAAGATATGGTTCCAGGACAATGTCGTGCTGCCATAATGAACGCGATTACAGCATTTCAGGATGAGCCTCAAAAGATCATTAACGGAAACATGATAGCTGTCGCTCATGAGCCATATAGTTATGTATATACTGAAGATGATACTGGCATAACGTTTGCAGTTCTATTAAATATGACAGAATAAAAAAAGCCGGTCCCCCGCGACGAGCACCGGCATTTCATGGCCACACCATGATGAATGTGTGATGTAATGGAGTACAACACGTATGAATAATAGCACAAAAAACCTAAGAAATAAAGCAGTGATCTATGCCAGGTATTCCTCCCATAATCAAACCGAGCAGAGCATCGAGGGCCAGCTGCACGATGCCTATGATTTCGCCCAGCGGGAGAACCTGGTCGTGATCGGCGAGTACATCGACCGCGCCATCTCCGGAACCAAAGACGACCGGCCGGATTTCCAGCGCATGATCCGGGACGCGGAAAAGCGGCAGTTTGACATCGTGCTGGTCTGGAAGCTGGACCGCTTCGCACGGAACCGATACGATGCAGCCATGTACCGTGCAGCACTCAAAAAGCACGGGGTCCGGATCATCAGCGTGATGGAAAACATCAGCGATAATCCGGAGGGCATCATCCTGGAGGGTTTGCTGGAATCGCTCGCTGAATATTATAGCGCAAACTTGGCAGAAAATGTGAAACGTGGGCTCCGGGAAAGCAGAGAAAAGGGTATCTGGACTTATGGCTTGCCGCCGATCGGGTACGAGATCAAAGACAAGCGCCTAGTCATCGATCCGGAGACCGCACAGCTGCCGAAACTGATTTTTCAGAAGTATCTCGAAACTAAAAGCATGAACTATGTGGCAGACTGGCTCAATAAACAGGGATACCGCACCCGGGATGGCTGCATTTTTCGCCCTTTCGGCATCCGGCGCATAATCCATAATACCATTTTTCTGGGCTACAAAAATGGCATCCAGGTCTGTGAGCCGCTCATCGATCAGGCCACATGGGATGAGGCGCATAGGATTTTCGAAAAAAACCGATTTGCGCCTGCAGCTTATAAAGCGCCGCAGCCTTTTATCCTGTCCGGGAAGATCTTCTGCGGGACCTGTGGGACTAAGCTCCTCGGCCACTCCGTAAAGCGTCAATGGTTTTACTATTATGACAAAGGCTGTCATAAAATGCACAAAAAGCAGGAGCTCGAGGATACTGTGCTGCAGCAGACGCTCGATTTCCTCGGTTCTGCAGACAATGCCCAGGAGATTGCCAGGAAGGTGGCAGCCTATGCTGCCGTCGATCCGGATCAGGACCAAGTGCAGGCGCTCCAGGATGGCATCAAAAATATCGACCAGGAGATCAGTGCATACATCGACACCATTCCGCGAGTCTCTGACCAGATTCGCAGCCGCCTCCTAGATCAGATCGCCGGCCTGGAAGCCAGGAAAGCAGAGCAGGAGAAAGCCCTGGCTGCCATCCAGGAAAACACCGCGCCGGAGATCACTGAGCAGGCAGTCCTGGCATGGCTGCAGCACTTGGGACAGCTGGACTATACCAATGTAGAGGATCGCATCCGGCTGTTCGATACTTTCGTAAATTCTGTCTGGTATTACCCTGACAAGATTGTGACTTTTTTCAACATCCAAGGCACTCAGCCGCCTATAGATTTACACACGCAGGCCTCCGCGTGCGCAAGCAAATCTATAATGGATGGCATTGTGTTCCTGGGCGGCATCGTGGGCGTTGTGAGATTCGTCTCAATTAAGTAGAGATATATAAACTCAGAAATTTCTTTGCGAAAGTTATTATTTTTCTTCAAAAACCTCTTGCGTTTATATAAATTCGTGATATAATCCTAGGTGTTGAGAGGGAAAACCTCCCACACGAAAGGAGTACAACATCATGAAAAAGTTCACTCAGACCGCCCTGCACGTTACCCTGTCTGATCGTGCCCTCAAAGTCCTTAATAACACCAGCCCGCTCGATCTGGTCGAGCATGAAACCGATGACGGATACACCTATGATCTGATCGGTGCCTGGGAACGCCGCGACATTCCCGAAACCGAGATCAGTGACTACATCGAAAGCCTCTGGGATGACATCATGTGGGCCGATCCGATCAATGCCGAATCCTTCGGCGCTGATCTCCCAGTCAACTGGCCGGCCATCGCTGACTGGTTCAATGCCAAGATCGATGAGCGGATGCTCACCATAGAAGAGCTTGACGACCTCTGGGAAGCATACTGGGCCGATGAATGCCAGGACGCACCCAAGCCTATCATGGACGCTCCTGCGGTTCAGTTCGAGGCTGGCACCTCCCGGCACTCTGATGCCGGCGTGAACTTCCTTAAGTGCGAAGTCGGTGACATAATCCTCTACGCAGAGACCGAAGTCCCGGAAGGTGCATCCGATGACTACGGATATCTGGCACTCAAGGCATCCATCGAAGAGCAGGCCAAGGCTGCCGGCATTGATCCGCTCCGCCTGGTGTACTGGTACGATGGTCAGGAGGACAACCTGGAAGAAGACGCACACGCTGACTGCGTAGTCAAGACCTGGTGAGGAGGGCACAGCAATGAAGAAAGTTATCAATGGCAAAATGTACGATACTGACACCGCGACCAAGCTGGCCAGCTGGTGCAACATGCAGGATTTCAGCAACTTCAATTATGTAGATGAAACCCTCTACAAAAAGCGCACTGGTGAGTATTTCCTATACGGCGAAGGTGGGCCTATGACCAAATACGCCGTCTCTACCGGTTCCAACTCCTGGAGCGGTGGCGAAATGATTATCCCGCTCACCCTGAGTGCGGCCCAGGAATGGGCGGAGGAGCACCTGGATGGTGATGACTATCAAAAGATCTTCGGAGAAGTCGCGGAGGATGACAGCCGGACCGTGCTGTCCGTCAGCCTCCCCGCATCCGTCGCCTCCCGGATCCGGATGCTGGCATCCGAAAAAGGTGTCTCAGTCTCCGCTCTGATCGCCGAAACCTTCGCATAAAAAAATAGCCCCGGATCTCTCCGGGGCTTTCGTTTACTCTTCGTCAGGCGGTTGCTTTTCTTCGGGCTGTGCCTGGATGTAGACATCCGGCGCTTTGGCACCGGCTGCATCCGCCAGGCCTTCGCCGATGATATACGCCAGGACACCGGCACCGGCCATGATCAGAGCGGTCACCTGTGTGGCCGTCTCCTGGCCTTTGCCCAGGGCGATGATCAGCATGGTCACAAATTCGCACACAGCAGCCCAGAACTTCCGACTTGTCAGCTTTGTCTTCCAATCGATCATGATGCTTTTACTCCTTTCAGATCCCTGATATCGTGCTCGGCCTCATTGAGCCGGCCCTCGACCGAATACATGCGCTCCACAATGTGGTTGTGCTTGTCCACCTTTTTCTCCAGTTGCTCCAGCCGGTATGATATCAGCGCCGTCGTCTTTTTGTTGGCGCTCACGACGCCGATCAGACTGGCGACGGCCGGGATGCAGGCCACCAAGAGAGATACCAAAGCGTCACTCATGGTCAGCCACCTCCCGGATATATCGTGTCATCACATAGCCCTCACCGGTATACCGGATCTTGGCCCAGTCTCCTGAGACAGCCAGCACCTCAAGCTGCTCGCCTTCCCGCAGCGTCGTGATCTTCTGACCCTGCAATGAGGGTTTTGCTCTCACATTGACCGTGCCATCATTCGGCACGTCTACAATCCCTTTCCCTGCTCCCATTGGCTCTTTCTCTTCTTTCTTTTCTTCTTTGGTTCCGTAATCTACGCCCTTTATCAGACCGTAGTATGTCCAGGTGCCCAGCTGGGACGTCGTGACGCCGGTCCTGGAGCCCCTGGCCTCGACGACCAGATTGTCGCCGACATAGATGCCCACATGGTGGAAGTCGCTGCCATTTCGCAGTTTAAACACCAGGGCGCCTACCGGGATGTTGTTATTGCCCAGCAGCACATCGAGCTTGGACAGGAATCCACCTTTTGCCTGGCTGTTGGAGCTGTGTGGCAGTATGATCCCGACCTGGCGGCAGACCCATTTGACCAGGCCGCTGCAGTCAGCGACCTTGCGCCCGATCCATTTGGGGCCGTATTCGATTGATATGGTGTAATTGCTATCGTCGGCCTTTTCTCTGGCCAGCTTGTCCTGGGCGGCCTGCGTCCATACCTGGCCGCTCGTGCCCCAGATGTATCCCCATTTCTCATTAAGCGGGATCCTCGCCTGGTCCGCTATCTGTTTTCCCGTTGGCATCCGATCACCACCTTTTACTGCGATCACAAGGTTTTACTCTGCACTCGCAGCATCTTCTGTCTGCTTCAGCCAGGTCTCTTCCAGCAGAACCATGCCGCCGCTGAGCAAGTCAGTGATGTGGCAGCTCACGAAATCCGTGTCAGCATTCTGGCCATAGGCATATGAGCCTAGATATGCGTGGAAGCTCTGTTTTGCAGCGTCGAAAGTGTCCTTGACCTCAATGCCCTTATCGAATGTGTTTTTCGTCCGCTTGATCCGATGCATAAAAAACTTGTTTTCCATAAAGCTCAACCTCTTTCCATTTTGATTTAATTAAGGAGTACAACAATGAATAACGCTGAAAATTTCCGGGATGATCTGGCTGCGCGACTGGCCGACATCCTCCCGCCGGAGCAGCTGAGGGATGCGCTCCACGCGGTCGATCAAACTGTCGATGAGTACGAAATCCAGAAAAAAGAGACCAGCCTCGCGCTGATCAGCGGCCTGCCTCCTGTCGTGGATCTCTATCTGGCATCCAAATCCGTCGAAAATCTGTCGGATGGATCCGTGTACCAGTACCGGCAGAAGTTGGTCAATTTCTTCCAGAAGATCCGGAAGCCGATCGACGAGATCACATCAAATGACATCCGGATGTATCTGTACGACTACAAACGAGATAACCAGATCTCAGACTCTACCCTGGACGGAACCAGGCGCGTGCTTAACTGCTTCTTTTCCTGGCTCGTGCTCAATGATTACCTGGTCAGAAACCCGGTAGCCAAGATCCCAAAAATCAAGCACCAGCAGAAAGAGCGCACGCCATTGACCTCGTATGAGCTTGAAGAGCTGCGCTGGTCCTGCGATGACATCCGGCAGAAAGCCATTGTGGATTTCCTCTTTTCGACCGGCTGCCGCGTTTCCGAGTGCGTCGATGTGCAGCTGTCTGACATTGACTGGACCAATCGGTCCGTAATCATCCGACACGGTAAAGGTGACAAATACCGGAAAGTCTTTTTTAACGCGGAGTCAGAGCTGACGCTCCGGCGCTACCTGGCCACGCGGGACGATGCCACGCCGTACCTGTTCGTGTCGAAGCGGAGCCCACATGTGCAGCTGGGCACTCGGGCAATGCAGCTGATCATTAAGGATGCCAGGATCCGCTCCCAGATAACCAACCATTGCACGCCGCACACGCTCAGGCACACCTTCGCGACACATGGCATCCACGCCGGGATCCCGCTCGAGCAGCTGCAGGCCCTCATGGGTCACGCCAAGCCGGAGACCACGCTCATCTATGCCAAGCTGGACACCTCGGACCTGCAGCACACCCACCAGCAGATTTATGCATGATCCTGCTGATGGTCCAGGATGAGCTCTGTACAGAAAAATAGGCCCAGACGCGGCTCGAAGATTACCCTGGCAATGTTTTCATACAGCGTGCTGTGCCGGCCGTTGACGTCGCCGAGGTTGTCGTTGTAGTACTGGACGACCTGCGCCCGGAAAACCACATAAGTCAGGTCCATGCCGGGCAGCGATACCTGCTTGATGTATGCCAAGGCTGGATTGTCTTCGAGCGCGTACTCGTACAGATGCTGACTGATGTCGGCAGCAGGATCCTCCAGGCCGTTGGCCGGGATGATGGTGATGGTGACGGTCACGCCGCCGAAATTCTTTTCCTTGGGCAGGATCACGCTCAGAGCTTCGGCTTTTGTGGCGCGTTTGACATACAGCCGGATGTCCTTGGCTTCGTCGTCATAGATGACCTGGACATCGCGGTCATCGCGGAACATGGCGCTGATTTGGTTGTAGTACTCGATCCAGGGGCACGTAAGATTCATCTTGGCCATTTTTTGATTCTCCTTTCATCAAAAGCGCCAGACGGTGATCCGGCTGGCTTGTTGTGGTGTAAACAGGGCGCGCTCCACACGTGCCCGGGAACTCCTTGCACACTGGTGCATGAGATACTAAGTATTAAGTCAGTATCAAATCGGTATCAAGTTTTCTAATTTCGAGTCCGAAAAAGCAGTTTTCTTGGAAGAAATTATCGATTTTTTCCAAGTTTCGGTATTTCGTAAAACAGCAATATTGAGACAATACAAAACAGCCAAATCAAATATATGGATATAACAGATACTACCCCGGTAAATGTCAACTCGAAAAGTGGGCAAGTTATAACCATCAATAATTTTATCGGTTGCGCCGCACTAACTAACGGGGTATTGCCAATGCCGTATACGAACAGCGGTGTCCAATACATCAAACTTGTAAACTACAATGACTTATCCGCTTTTTCCGGGTCGGCAACTATACGAGTTTGGTATAGATAATTGCTGGTCACTAAATATTCAATAAAAACAGCATTGATTAAATATCAAGCGGAATGCTTCGTCTGCTCGATACGTCTATACTTCCGTCCTGTAGTTCCTTCAGTCGATCTTCGCACTGCTCCTGTGTTTCATAGCCAGAGCAAAACACCATGTTATCTGGGCCTCGTATCTTCCGCACCAAATCGACAATGAAGTATCTCACTGTCCGCTGAAGATTAAATGGTTTAGTACAGATGATGAAGCGGTTGTCTCTGCACCTGATTGTATACGGATGTTTTTCATGTGGTACATAGACTTTATCACCCGGCTTCAAACGATTTAACTCCATGTGTTTACTCCTTTGTTTATTTTGTAAAAATTCAGTTTAGTTAGTCTCCAACAACGAATGTTAGTTAACGTATGTTAGTACTAAAAGAATTTCTTTTGCATCCGCGTCAATATTATCAACGTAGACTGTTCCGTTGGCCAAAATCAGTACATTGGCTCGTCTGTTTGCATAACTATTTATGCCAGTACTTGCCAATGCACAAATGTAGTAATTGAATCTTGGAACATATTCTGAGTTTCCAATCTCTGCAATCATAAATCTGCTAGTTGGAAAAGCGTTACCACCATTATTAACAGTTAAATACAAATTGACAATGTTACCAGCACGCCGAGCGCCAGCATTTCTCACTGTATAATCTGATGTAATTTGTAGCGTATTCTGAGATGCGTTTTTCGACTCAATCTTGCTGTTTAACGAGTCAACGCTGCTCTTCAGAGCGTTCAATCCGCCGTTGCTCACCGCTGCCAGATTGCTGGTGCTGAGTGTAGCGCCTGAGCTGATGGCCGACCGGGCTGTGTACAGCGAACCGTTCCAGATCACATACTGCCCCGCTGCGATCGCAGAAGGCGCCGTGTTGCCGCTCGCGAATATCGCGACGCAGCCGTTGATGTTTTTCACCCGCTCGAGGTTGGTCTTGTCACCGGATGCCATCAGGCCATTGGCCGAAGTCGTGGCCACGCCAGGTGCGCCGGACAGATCCGAGTAGGCACCGGATGTTGCCACCGCAGCCAGGCTGGCCAAGTTGGCTTTCTGGCCTAGGGCTGTGTTGACGCTGCCCAGTGCGGTGTCGATGGCACCCAGAGCTGCGTCGATGCTGCGTGTGTCCGTGCCGCTCACATTGAGATCTGCACCAGTCAAAGTCACATCGCCCTGGCTGTCCGGCGTGGAGCTGTTGACGCTCTTGACCGCTTCGGCATCCAGATCTGATATGGCTT